TTCCCAGTTAGATAATTATAAAGGGATGCCATTCTTTAAACAGGTAGATAATGTTTCAGGGTTTCATTGTTATTGCGTATTCCAAAAGGCTTATGATAGATTCCTAGAAGCTCCCGACAATTATCATATTGATAAGTGGGCAACTGGATCTAAGTTAGGCAACCTATTAACATTAACCTGTTATCCATTCCTAGCTATTCAACAGGATGACTTTTATTCTGACAATAAAAAACAAGTTAAAAACTATTCACATTTACTAAAGAAGTACGAACTATTTGAAAGTAAGAAACTTACTAAAGTTAAATAATGAAAACAAAGATAGCGATATTTGAAGTGAGGGCGATGAGGGTAAAATACTTAGATTGGCCTATTAGACACTACTTCTATATTTTTAATAATTAGATTATGGCACAGGAAGGAAGAGACGAAAACGGTAAGTTTATACATAAGAACTTATGGCACTTAATGAGGTCTAGGATAGGGCAACCTAAGAAGTTCCTAACTCCTGAGGAACTTGCATCAAAAGGATTAGATTACTTTGAGTGGGTAGCTGAAACAAAACAGAAGATAACATTTGCGGGATTGAGATTATACGTTGGATTTAATCGTACAGATTGGTCGAGATATAAAAATGATTATGCCGATTACTGTGACACTATGAATCATATCGAATTATTATTAGAAGCTGAATGGGAGGGTAAACTTGGTTGGGCAGGTTCAACTCAGGGGGCAATCTTTTGGTTAAAAAATAAAGCGGGTTGGAAGGATGAGATTACTCAAAACCAAAACCAAACAGTTACTACGGTTCAACCTTCGATTATTTCAGGGAGTCCTAAATTAGCTAATGACGAAAAACAAATAGATGTTTAAATGCTCAACCGTATATTTAGCAAACTGGGAGGCATCCGAAGACACAATAGTAAATCAAGGCGGTACATCGAGCGGAAAAACCTATTCGATTATACAGGTTTTGTTTTCCATTGCAATATCTGAGAAGGCTACAATTACAATAGTAGGGCAGGATATACCTAACCTTAAAGTAGGTGCGTTGAGAGATGCTTTAGAAATATATGAAAACTCACCCGAATTAAAAGGGTTAGTTACTTCATATAATAAGACAGACCGTATCTTTGAGTTTTCGTCAGGTTCGATAATGGAGTTTAAATCTTATGGCAATCCTCAGGATGCGAAGAGTGGTAAAAGAGATTACTGTTTCTTAAATGAGGCTAACGGTATTCCTTTTGATATTTATACAGAGTTGGCACTTCGTACTCGTAAAAGGGTATTCCTAGACTATAACCCTAATAACGAATTTTGGGTACATCAAAAGGTAATAGGCAGACCGAATACTAAACTAATAATCTCAGACCATAGGCATAACCCATTTCTATCTGAGAAGGTAAGGGATAAAATTGAAGGGTTAAAAGAAATTGACCTAGACCTATGGAAGGTGTACGCTAGGGGTATGACTGGTAAGATTGAGGGATTAATCTTCCGTAATTGGCAATATTGCGATGAGATACCTAATGATGCTAAGTTAGTGGCTTTCGGTTTAGACTTTGGATTTACTAATGATCCAACGGCTATCCTTTCAGTTTATAAACAGGATGGCGAACTATGGATTAATGAAGAGGTGTATTCAAGTGGGTTAACTAATCCTGACATTCATAATCTAATTAAAGACGTGGTTAAAAATAATGAAGTGATAGGGGATAGTGCAGAGCCTAAGTCTATCGAAGAGTTGAGAAGGTTAGGACTTGCAATATACGGAGCAAAGAAAGGAGCGGACAGTATTCGTACTTCTATCGACATTCTGAAACGATACAAGTTAAATGTAACAAGGTCATCTACTAATTTAGCTAAAGAGTTAAATAGTTATAAATGGAAAACGGATAAACATACAGGTACATCTATTAATGAGCCTGTGGATTTTCTTAATCATGGCATTGATGCGTTAAGATATGTAGCATTAAACAAATTAAATAGTAATGGAGATTTTGACTACTCATTTAGATTATAAACCTAATGATGGATTTGCAGATGAGTTATCTGTTTGGACTAAAAAAGAAACTATGAAAAAAATAATAATACCTGAATCGTGGAGCGAAGTAACTATTTCACAACTACGTGAGATACTCCAGTTAGATACAACTAACAAAATGAAGTACGCTATCGAGGTGGCATCAATTCTATCCGATACCGATACCGAAACGATAAGAGGGTTAAGTGCAACCTACCTAAATGAAGTAAACAAGTCTTTAGGGTTTATTAATGATTTGCCTAAGTTAGGTTATTCAAATAACTTTACTGTTGACGGTCAACTATACGCTGTAAACGATTTTAAATACTTTACTCTAGGTCAATGGATAGATATTGAGATGCTCGGTAAAGACTGGAAATCTAACCTTCATAAAATATTAGCGGTTATTTACCTACCTGCAACAGAAGTAAAAGGTAAGTTAGTCATTGATAAGTATGATGGTAAAATTGACGATAGGGCGGAGGTAATGGATAAGATGAAAGTATCGGATGTTTATGGAGCATCGGTTTTTTTTTCGAATTTCGGTCAGGAACTTATCGTAGGTTCTTCCCTGAAAGCTATGAACAAGGAGATAAAGGAACTGAGGAAGAACTTACCATTGATGAAAAGGATAATGAGCAATGGAATTGGTATAAGGTCTTGGATAGGCTCTCAGGTGAATCGTTTGTCGATATGGAGAAGGTGGCGGAGAAAAACGCTTTAGCATGTTTTCAACATTTAATATATCTAAAGTATAAAGATGCGATCAAGAACAGACAGATTAAAGCCGCTCAGAGATTATCTTGAAAAAGAAGGTAATGGATCGGTTAAGGAAATGCGTGGTTGGTTATCTAGTTGGTCTATTGATGGCGGTAAGTTAGCGAAGTCGATAAAAAGTAAAGTGATTAAAAAGAATAATTTCTTTGAGGTTAGCTATGAGTTAGAGGATTATTATGATTATGTGGATAGCGGGGTAAATGGTAAGAAGCAAAATGCTAATGCTAAGAAAAATAAGTTCGGTAAATTTTACAAATTTAGAAATGAGAACCCTTCGAGTAAACACGTTAAGGCTATTGAGAAGTGGGGTAGGAATAAAGGGATACCTAAAGATGCAGCCTATCCAATAGCAAAGAGCATAAAGAAAAAAGGATTGCAGCCTAAGTCATTTTATAATATAACATTAAAGAGAAGGCGAAGCAATATGGAGAAGCAAATTGAAAAAGTAATATTTGATATTTTAAACAAATGAGTGTAACGATAGAAAGACAACCTGAGGATTTTCAACCAGTATTCAATCAGAATAGGTGGATAGTTGAAAGTAATAATACGGCGCAAACTAACTTTGAATATATCTGTGACGTTTACGTTAATGCAGGTAGTACTTATATTGCAAGGTTAAAAAGATTTCCTGATTCAGATGGTTACGGTGATTTCGACCTTTCGAGAGTGTTAGCCGATTACGTTTCTGTTACTTTAGCAGCTTCGAATGATAATGGGTTTAACTTACATCGTAGCCATTACGTTAATTATGTTTTGAAGTTTGGAGAAATTTATAACGGTACTACCTACACTAATTTAACAGTTACATCTACTCAGGTAGCGTTAATGATGGCTCTATCTTTTAATCAATTTTACGATTATGACTTTGAACAATATGCCTCAGGCGTTGGTTCACCAAGTGTAGATATAAAGTTTCTAACCAATTCTCCACGTACATTAAAAGCAAGGAGAAATGGTTATGCTGAATTACATTTTCTCAATGCGACTACTGTAAACTCAGATTACTTAAAGATTAATACTTATTTACCTAGTGGTAATTTTATTGCAAGTTATACAATAGATAATCCTTATTTGAATGTTACAACTCAAAACAAGTGGGTTAGTGTTGGCGTTGGTATTTATAATTTGAATACTGCTACTTTAAGTAGTGGGGTTCAATTAGTAGTAGATGACGATGCAGGTAGTTATGATGTGGCACTATATGATTCTAGTAATAATAGAACGTCTGAGATAATCACATTTGATATTGATGAAACCTGCAATAGATACGAGGGTAAGCATATTAAATTTTTAAATAGACTAGGAGGCTTTGATACTTTCTTTTTTAGTTCAAATGAAAATGTATTTATTGATGTAAATAACCGAGAACAATATACTAAGTTAGCGGGTACGGTTTCAGGTTCACCTGTAACGTGGGGTTATAACTTATCTGACAGAGGGCAAAAGGTTATAGCGGTAGATTCACAGGAGCGCACTATATTAAAGTCAGGAGCGTTAACAGATGCTGAATATGTTTGGTTGCGTGAATTAATTACTTCACCTGAGGTTTATGCTATCGAAACTTATAATGGTACGATATACGATAGACCAATAGTTATTACTACTTCTAGTTACGAAGAGGTTTATAAGCGTAATAAAAAGATGAGCCAGTTAACACTTGAATATAAATATGCTCACAAAGAAAATATTCAGATGCTATGACAGAAGTAATAATATACGATGCCGATAATACTGTTTGGAAATTAGATGTTACTGCCGATGTTAGTATTCCTTTACAATTCGGAATAGCTGACGTAAGAGAGCCACAAAATGCAAAAGGTACTTGGAGTAAGACTGCTACTTTTAAAGGTACTGCAAATAATAATAAAGCCTTTAAGCACGTTTACGAGATTAGCGGAGATAGTTTATTCAATGTAAATAAAAAGGTACGTTGTGTAATTATTCAGGATGGGGTTAATGATTTTGTAGGTTATGTACGTTTATTAAACATCAAAAGAAAGAACAACGGTACTAATGACTATAATCGTATTCAATATGAATTATCGTTCTTTGGAGAAACTGCCGATTTATTTAAAAATATTACTGGTGACTATTTGCACGATTTAGATTTTAGCGAATGGGATCACGATTATACTTTTACGAATGTTACCAATTCAGCAATAGGTAACACAGTATTAAATGGAGTAACTGGACAAAATAGTATTTCATTAGGTTCGGGATTAACTATAAATTCGTTTGCATATAACTCAGGATATTTACAAGTAGTATTTTCAGCAGCGCACTCTTTAGCGGTGGATGACGAGTTATACGTTATTAAATCTAGTAATACAACCAACTCACATTATAACGGTTTCTTTTTTGTTAAGTCAGTTGAAAACTCAACTACTGCTACTTTATGGATGGTTTACGGTGAGAACGTAGGAGCGGAAACAGGAACGGCTAGAAAAATTACTAGGCTAGGTGTAGGTTATGTTTATCCTATGATTGATTATGGATTAAACACAGGCTCTTCGTGGGATATTGAACATACATTTCCTGCTATCTATGTAAAGAATTATATTGATAAGATTTTTGAAAATGCGGGATATACTTATGATTCTGACTTTTTCAGTTCACAATATTTTAAAAGTTTAATTATACCATTTAATAAGGACACATTCGCAATATCACAGGCAGAAGTATTAGAGCGAGAATTTAAGGCTACACTAACAGCAAATGAAACTACTGTTACCGATTCCTCAACTGGTATTTTTTATGGGTTTAGTTTTGATGAGCCAATAGAACCTGACAATGATTCTACCAATGGTAATAATGATGACAATGGTAATTACTATGTACCTACGGGAGAATATACTGCACCTGTAACTGGTTACTATAATTTTAATTGGAATGTAATTAAGTTAATTACTTTGGATGCCATCCCTGTTGGATATACTAGAATAATAGATTCTGATTTTATTACTATCAATGGCAGAGTAAATAGTATTAATACATTTTCTCAGGCTTACTTTGGTGCATTTTTAAATACAAGTGCTATACAAGGTACTTCACCAAGTATATTTTTAACAGCGGGTGACGTTGTAGATTTTAGGTTAACAGGTGTTTTAAAGTATAGATTAAAAGATGCTAGTAATAATTATTACACTACTTCACAGGACGTAGATTTGCAAATATTACAGGGTACTTTTTTACAATGTAAAATGCTAAATACGGTAATTGGCGAAGGTGCAACTATCGAATTAAATAACGCTATACCTAAAGATATTTTACAAAGTGATTTCCTCTCTTCTATAATTAAAACGTTCAAACTATTTGTTGAGCCTGACGGTGACAATAGTAAAAAATTAGTTATCGAACCTAGAGATAGTTTTTATACTAATAGCGTATTAGACTGGACAAGTAAAGTAGATATTAGTAGGGATATTGATATTACTCCAATGGGTGAACTTAACTCTAAAAGATATACACTTAAATATAAATCTGACAAGGATGCTTTTAATCAAAATCACGAACAGTATTATGCGAGGGTATATGGAACTAAAGTTGTGGATATTGATAATGATTTCGTATCGGGGGAAACAGTTATAGAGCCTATATTCTCAGCTTCGCCATTGGTAGATTATCCTGTTGGAACAGATAGAGTAATTACATCAATAGTTAAAGAAGGTGTAATAACTCAAAATAGAATAGCAAGTAATATTAGATTATTATTTTACTCGTTAAGAGGTACTAAATTTCCTTATACGATTACCTATGGCACTTCGTCTAGTGCTACTGCTTATACTTATGCTTATGCAGGTCACTTAGATAATGTTTGGATGCCTATTCACGATTTAAATTTTGGTTATCCTGACGCTACCTATTATAATTATGGAGCGTGGACAA